CTAACTGAATTGGTTTACACGTCGGCAGCGCAGGCGGAGCGGATGATAGCGGAACGGTCACGGAAGCTCATGGGATTCAGCCGCAAGACGCGGCCCAATCTCCCGAATGTCCCGCCGCTCTACGTCTTCAACGTCTCGAACAAGGAATACAGATGGCGGGAGCCTGGATTCGAGCAGTACATCGTGCCCGCCTGCAAGGAAGGTGACGAGTATAGCGCCGCGTGCGCGATTCCCGGCATCGTTGTCGAGGAAGTTCTGATTGTGGACAAGACGGAACTGAATATGTACAACGCCGAGGAAATCGTTCTCGCAATCTTCCATGCCGGGCCTGGAATGAGGCCGCAGGGCGATTTGCGAAAGTTCGGCCTGTTCGTCTCCCGCACCAACCCTCCATCGGATGAGGACGTTGCTCATGCTCAGCACATGCTGATGCAGACCTGCGAGGCCCTTGTTGCCGATGGCGACAGAATCCACGCAGAAGGGCAATCAAAGGGGCTTGGCGGCCAGATGATTACCGATGAGCACCGCTGGGCCGCGAAGCAAGCCAAGCAGGAGCGCGAATGGTCGAAGGGCATTGTGCCGATGAAGGAATGCCCAGTGTGCCATAAGCCCGTTGCGAAGTCCGCAGCGGTTCACCTGCCGTGGTCAGAGTGTGGAGCAGTTTTGGATTGGGACAAGGCCATCGCCGCCGGACTCAAGAAGGAAGAGGACAGGCCAGTCCCAGCACATGCACGGAAGCCAAAGGCGCAGGTTGCGGAGTCCTAATTGCCCGTAGTTCAGACCACAGCATACGGCACGGTCGAGGGCGCTCTTAATCTTGCGCGCGCCCTCGTAAACGACATGATTGTCTCGACGGCAGGGGAAATCCTGACGGACACAGCGCCATTCACTTTCCCTCTACTCAACGATGCAGCCGACTATGTGCAGAAGGAGCTGATGAATCACGGCATGAACACGTTCGTCAAGGAGACCTTACTGGCGAGCGTTCTACCGATTGCCGTAAGCCCTCCTGACCCAGGTGCGCAGGTCAACATCTCGGACTCAGGGTACTTCGATGGCGTCGGTAACCATGCCGCGCCAGTCGTGCCGTTTGACCTGATAATTCCGCAATTCCTGTGGGAGCGGCAGACAGGAACGCAGGAGAACTGGCTGCCCATGCAGCAAGTCCTCGATGGCCTTCCATCTCAGGTGCAAACCGCGAGAATCGGAATCTGGGAGTGGCGCACGGATGCGATTTACATGCCTGGCGCAACGCAGTCAGAGGACATCAGGCTGCGGTACGAATCTGAAACGCTGTCCTTCCAGACCACCAGCGACGTGATTCTGATTCGCGGCATCAATCCGGCCTTTGCGAATCGGCTGGCCTATAAGTTCCTATTGAGTCGCGGTAGCCCGATAGCGGCGACGTTCAAGGAAGAAGCGGATGAGTGCATCACGCAGCTCGCCACGGCCTACTCGCGCGAGAAGCAAAGAGTTCCTGCAGTAAGACGGAGATACGGCAATCCCAGCGTGACCGTTGGCTGGCGAAACTAAAAAAGGAGAAACCGAATGTCTCTCGCAGTCAAAGGTTGGGATGGCAACACTTACGACAGCAACAGTCAGGAAAAGTCCGAGCCTGGATTCATCAGGCAGCAGCTTCGCTTCGTCCTGTCGGGCAGCTACTCGACTGGCGGCGATACTTGCGACCTGACGAACGCCGGAGTGGGAAGTGCTGTGCCAGTCGGCGTCACGAATATCTCGCAGCTCGTTCGCTGCCAAATCAGGGGCACGGGGCCTGCGTCCAGCGTCGAGAACAATGGCGGAAAGTACGTCTTCATTCCCGGCACGACTCTTGCGAACGGGAAAGTGAAGATTTTCGCCACAGCCGGAACCGAATATGCGGCAGGAGCTTACGGCACGGACGCCACTGGCGACCTCGTGCAAGCAGAACTTACTTGGAAGAGGTAAGCGGCCTAGATGGGCGTTGCCGGGCTTCTTCCTCTAACTCTTGAAATTGTAGGCGGGAAAGTCAGTGATATTTCGCCTGCTGACCTTCCCGCTGGCGCGAGTCCTTCCTGCCAAGATTTGATTTTCCCTCCTGGCGGAATGATGACTCGGCCAGGACTCGCCTCGCAGTTCTCCGCCTTCGCAGGGAATCCCACAGTCAATTACGAGAAAACGTTCCTTGACGCAGAGGCAAATGCGCGTCTTTTGATGCTCGACAGCCTTGGCGTGCTGCGCGAGGAGTTTCCCTTCGGAACTATCAGTTCGCTCAGAACCTTGCCAATTACGAATGCCTATGCGCGGTCGGACACGCTATTCGGCAGGGAATGGCTGGCGTTCAGCGATGGGGATACGGGACTTTTCCCGCCGTGCCAGTTCGACGGAACGAACCTCGACAGGGCGACTCAGGATGGCCCAGGTGCAGCGCCATCGGCGCAGGATTACCTGCCTGCCGCTGCGACTATTTCTGCCGTGGCAGGTGGCAGTGGGGTTGCTATTTCTTCCATCACGCGCACAGGAAAGACTCAGACATGGGTTTACAACGGCGGGCCGCCGAACCAGCGTTCCAGTTACACGCTGGTATTCAGTTGGAACGGCGTTGAAGTAACGACCTCTGCGGCACACGGCCTGGCGGTAGGGAACACCACGACAATCGCGGGCGTAACGGATTCCAGTTTCAATGGAACCGTTCTAGTCACAAGCGTCATTGACTCAACGCACTTCACCTATACGCAATCGTTCTCAAGTCCAAGCGGAACGACTCCGACAAGCAGTGGCGGCACTTCTACTCTGCAAGGATTCGCGGCGCAGAGATTAAACGGCGTGGTCACGGCGAATACCTCCGCAGCGCACGGGTTCTATCCTGGCTGGACAGTCGTAATCAGCGGTCTGCCGAATACGGCTCACGGAGGCTCGACAGGAACAGGCTCCCAGTCCGGCGATGTCGTGACGATTGTCACGGCCACAGCGCATGGATTCGTAGTCGGGCAGACGGTGGTAATCAGCGGAGCGTCGGATTCTTCATTCAATGGCACTTATATCGTGCAAACGGTGCCAAACGCGACGACCTTCACCTACGAGGCTGCCACGACTTCCCTTACGGCAACTGGAATCACCGCGTCCTCGACATACGATGGCATATTCCAGATTGTCGCTACGCCCTCCACGACGAGCTTCACTTACAATCAGGTGGGGCAGAACGAAAGCACGACTTCCGGCGGCACGGCAACGATTCAAGGGAATATCGCACCTGGCCTGCACTCGATAAGCTGCGCATTCCTATTCCGGTCAGGCGCAGTCTCTCAGCTCTCCGTTCCAGGTTCCTTCATCGCATCTGGCGCGAAACTGCTTCAGGTTTTCAACATACCGATAGGCCCTGCAAACGTGATTGGACGCCAGGTGTCCATTACGCCCGTTATTGCGGTAGGAGCGCAGCCTGGCGATGCGCACTTCTACCATCTGAGCACCATGGTCATCACGGACAATGTGACGACTTCATTGATTCTTGACTTCTCGGATTCGACACTAATTGCAAGCAGTTCGGTGAGCGCGACAACTGGACTGACTGAGGATGACACTCTGTTCAGGCAGCACACGCTTTCCGCCTGCATAAACGTGCTCGGATATGCGGAGAGGCTTTTCTGGGCAGGCGAGAACAACTATGTTCCGAACTTCGTCAACATGCGCTTCGATGGCGGATGGAATCTCGGTGCAGGCGTGAGCGGTGCTGACATTCCTCTTGGCTGGACGAATGACGCGACAAGCGGTGCTGGCGGCAGCAAGGACTCAACAAACATAATCTTCGGCGACGCCTACCGGATTACAGGTGACGGTGCTACTGCGATTCGCGGGATGATTACGCAGGGCGCGTACCGCGACTGGCTTGGCACTGCGATTCTAGGAGCCATTACCGGAGGGTACGGAATCAGGGTCAACGCCATCAAGGGCGGCAGCATCACGCAGGGGAATCTAGTCATTGAGATTTTCAGCGCATCGCAGCCGCTATCCTTGACGCTCTCGATTCCCGTGGCAAGCATCAGCTCGACTTCCATGACGCAACTGACAGGGACGCTGACGACCGGACTCACGCCTGTTGAGCTTACGCAGGATTTGCTCATCCGAGTTTACATGAATGGCACGCCGACGAATGGCGGCTGGGTGACGATTGACGAACTAGAAGTCTATCCGCTGCTTAATCCAGTAAACGATACGGTTGTAAGGGTGTCGTTCCCAGAGAACCCCGAAGCGATTGACGCCATCAGCGGACAACTTCAGGTTGGCAACGAGAACGGGCAGACGGTTATGTCCATGTTCTCCCTGCTCGATAACCGACTTTACATGGCTAAAAGTTCCAGCTTCTACAGCACGCAGGATGACGGAGCGAACGAGCCTGCGAACTGGACAATTATTCAGGTTTCACGAGAAGTGGGAACGCCGTCCATCAATGGCGTGGCTACTGGTGAGGATTGGGCCATCATCGTGTCGAAGATTGGGGCATACATCTTCGGCGGTTCAGCGCCTATGCGCATCTCTGGCGAGATTCAGCCCGATTGGGACGCGACGAACTGGAACGCGGCAAAGACTATTTATACTGCGCTCGATTTGGACAATCGCAGATTCCACGTCGGCCTGCCGCAAGGCGCTGCGACTTCACCGAACCTAGAACTGGTTATGGACTTCCGCTGGCTCAATACACTAGAGCTAATCGCATCTTACTGGTCAGTTCACTATTCCTCATACTCAGGGAAAATCCTTGTGATTGGCGATGCGCGGAAATGGTGTCCGTGGAACATCTCTGCCAACTCAGCGGCCATGGTGCTCAGGAGCGACGGCACAAGGCATCTATTTCGCGGGAACGGCACAGGAACAGGCAAAATTTACGACCAACTGACTTCGCAGCTTTCCGATGATGGAGTTGCAATCAATTCATTCTATGAGACTTACTACGCACCGGACATCATCCAGCAACAGGCCATGCAGCTTAACTCAGGAAGATGCCTGTTTGCGTATTTCGCTGCGAGACTTGAAGGCGCAGGAACGCTGAACATCACGGCTTTTGGGCCGGGGCATGTCGTATCGAAGGCCATGGCTCCGATTACGCTGACGAATCCGGCGCAGCAGAACGTCGAGCGCAACATGAACTTCCCGCGCGAAAACGTGTCCTTCCATATCGGCACGGATGCGGTGGGCGCGTGGTTCAAACTTACAAAATTATTCACATGGTTGAAACCCGACCCAATGACGGTGGTGAGGGGGAGTGGTGGATAATCCAAAGCTGCTTTCGATACCTGGAATCGCGCACATCAAGCGCAATCACCGCGAGACGGGCGAAGCGATTCAGAAAATCGTGGAATACATCAACCGACTTCCTGCTCCGCAGCCGATAAAAGAGCAGAAGCAGGGACAATAGTGCTGATTCGCACCGCTACGGAAAAAGACATCTCCGAAATCGAAAGAATGTACCGCGAGCAGGGCTTCGAGTACGAACTTCCCGACCTTACGAGTCCTCTTTTCGTGCTGAAAACTGTTGCAGAGAATGGAAGGAAGCGTCCAGAGATGGCCGTGGCGCTCAGATTGACCGCTGAGACATTCTTTTTCATCAATCGCAATGACCCACCACAGGATGCGGCGAGGATGTTCATGGCTCTGCATGAGGAGACGCGCAGATTGGCTGAAAATCTCGGATTGGATGACGTGCAGGCCATGATTCCGCCAGAACTTGAAAGGAAATTCGGTCATCAGCTCAAAAGAATTGGATGGAAGAAGCAGTTGTGGCCTTTGTACTCAAGAGAGGTGCGCTAGTGGCTCGTGGACAAAAAGAAGCAGCCGATAAACAGCTAAATACGACGAACACAGCGGCCTCGCAGTACGGTAAGCAGGCCAATCAGCTATTTTCGGCACTTGAACCTCAGTATGAACAAGAAACTCGCAGCCAAGGATACGACCCTGCGACAAAAGCGGCGATGACGAGTTCCGGAATGGGCGCGATTGGCGCGAACATCGGCGGAACACAGGAAGACGTAGCTCGCAGGGCGGCACGGACTCGCAATCCGGCTGGAGTGGCCGAATTGACTGATGCTTTGTCGAGAAACAAGGCACTGGCCTCTGGGACTGAAGCCTCGAACCTGCAAAAGCAGTTCGCAGACTACGAAAATGAGCAAAGGCAGCGCGGCCTAAGCGGACTCATGGGCCTTGAAGGGCTTTCGGCTGATGAGCAGGCCCGTTTGCTCGGCATAGCGCCTGGATTGCTTCAGGCAAGGGCGGCGGGTGGTGGCTGGGCGCAAGGTTTCCACGATGTGCTTTCAGGATTGGGTAGCTTGGGTGGCGGAGTAGGCGCGGCAGCTAAGGGAATCAATGGCTAAAATTCAGCTAGACCCTGAAGAACTAGACCATCTGCTAGGCACTCCCAGCGGGCCTTCAATATTGCCGAATGGCCCTGGGCCTGTGCCGATGGCTCCGCTGACACGGAAGCCGCTTGCCAATCAGCCCGTTCCTTCGATTACGGGCATGAATCTTGGCGCACCGCCAGCGCCGCCGCGCTCTATCACGGACAATCCGCTTGGGCCGATGAATCCCGCGACTCCCTTGGAGCGACCACGGCCTGCGGAGTCACGACTTGAGGCTTTGGAGCAAAAAGGCCCAGGAATCAACAGCTTTTCGCAGCGGCATCATATCCTTGGGCCAATCGTCAAGGGGCTTGAGACTGCCGGGACGATTCTCGCGCCCGGAGCGATGGCTGCGATACCTGGCACACGCATGAACTACCGCGCAAACGTCCTTGAGGCCGAGAACGAGGCCAATGAGGAAGGGAAGCAGGCACAAGAGAGGGCCACAACTGGCGCGGAACAAGCACGGACAGAACAAGAGACAGCCGAAGCCGAAAGAGCCAGAGCGCAGGCGCAGGCCGCTCTAAATCCTCCAGAGAAGGAAGGGTTGACGCCGGAAGAGACAACGATTCACGATTTGATGACTGGGAACAATGGGCAACCGCGAATAAATCCCGATACGAACAAGCCGTACAGCTACTTAGAGGCATATCAGAGCGTGAAGCAGGCTGGACAGAAACCTGCCGCTGAAAACACAGAGGACAAGGCGATAAGCGACTGGCTTGGCGCGAATAATCTTCCGAACACACCAGCGAACAGAAATAAGGCTCGCCTGTCCCTGAAGGCCGAGGAAAGGCCGCCTAAAGAGCCGAACGAGCAAGAGCAATCAATAAGGGACTGGCTCGAAGCGAGCAATCTACCGAATACTCCAGCGAACAGGGTGCAAGCTCGGAAGGCTATCTTGGAGGGGCAAGTCAACGCACGCGGAGAAGCCACCGCAAACTCTAAGCAGGATGAACTAAAGAAGGGCGCATCGCAGGCACTGAAAAACATGAACGCGCTAATGAAGCAGGATACTCCGGCATCGAATTACGCTTTTCTGATGAACTTCATCGGCATGTCCTATGAAGGTGTTCGCGGGGCGCGGTTGAATCGCGCTGAGATTGAGCGTGCTGCGATGACTCGCGCGCTCCCTGACGCCCTGCAAAATTCTTACGATCTATGGGTGCAAAGGAAGCAACTCACTCCTCAGCAGAAACAGGAGATGCTAAAGACGGCAGAGGCAATCGCTGGAACGTACAGTGAAACTAACGCCAGCGGAACGGTAAATATGAAATCACCAAATGGTCAAATAAAGCCTGTTCCTGCCGACCAAGTTGACCATTACAAAGCACTCGGAGCCACGGTAGTCAATCAATGAGCGCAGCGGCACAAACTGACTGGTTCGCGCAGAACGCGCCAAAGCAGCCGCAGGGCGGACAAGACTGGTTCTCCCAGAATGCACCGAAGGACACGACTTCTGCCGCACCGACTGGATTTGCAGAACGGCATCCGACTCTCGCCAAGGTTGGCAATTTCCTTGGCGGGGCATTAGAGGGCGCTGAAAAGGGTGCGAATAATACCCTTGGACTCTACGAGCCAATTCCGGCAGACAGGGCGAAGCGGTCAGGGTTCTACCGCTTCACGCATCCGATTATCCCAGGCACGGAAGATTTGGCCCAGCCCCCGCAGAACACTGCCGAGAAGGTAGGTTATGGCGGCGAGCAGGCTGCCGAATTTATGGCTCCTGGAGAGGCTGGTGCTTCGACTCTAGCAGAGCACCTGCCGATGCTTGGCAAGCTCGCACGCCCGGCGGCGCGCGTGGCTACGTCGGCGCTTTCCTCTGGCGCAATCAACAAATTGCAAGGCGGAACCTTTGGCAGTGGAGCAGCAGTAGGCGGAGGACTAGCAGGCTTAGGAGAAGCGGCGCGGTCGGTGGCTCCGTCTATCGCGGAATCTGCGCTTGGCATCACCAAGAGGCTGCGCGGGTTCGGGAAGACTCCTGGCACGGCGGCACTGGAAGAAACGAGAGGCGTGAATCCACTGAAGGTTGCAAGCACGGCGCAGGGCAGACTTGGGCAACTGACAGGCGAATTGGAATCACTCGCGGGGAAGTCCAATGTTCCGGCTTCAACTGCGCCTGCTGTAAGCATCGTTGACAGCGAAATGGCTAAGGCACTGAAGCAGAACAACAAAGTTCGATACAGTATGCTTCAGGACATCAAAGACCAACTGACTAAGGAATTTTCTACGGGCCAACCAATTCCGAGTCAGATTCCCGCGACTAAGGCGCTTGACCTGAAGCGGGGCATTGGCGACCTCGAAACTACTTGGAATCCCGAATCACGTTCCGGCATGAAGCCAGTTATTCGCAAGGTCTATGGTGCGCTGGACAAAGAACTAGACCAAGCAATCCCAGGCTCCGAAAAACTCAATCAGAGAATTTCAAGCCTGATTCCGGTAGCACAGAGAGCAGAGAGCACAGGACGCGGCGCAGAACTTGGGCAGCGCATCGCTGGGCGTTTAGCGGCACACACTGGAGCATTGGCTGGAACTGGAATGGGAAGCTACTACGGATTTCAAAAAGGTGGGCCAGGTGGAGCGGTGGTCGGCGGAGCACTGGGTTTGGCACTTCCTGAACTTCTCGCATCGCCAACTGGACAAATGATGGCCGCACGCAGCCTCAATTCGCCAATTCCTGCTAGGGTAGCGACGGGGATAACCGCACAAGCCCTCTCGCGTTCAAAGAAAACCAAGGAACCAGAGAAAAAATAAACATGCCCCAGGAATCACTGTGAACACTAAAAGCGTCGTGAAAGGGAAGCGGTGGTCGTAGCGAACTTCGTAGTAGCAGGAATAGACAAACCCAAAAATGACGGCAAACAGAAGCGCACCGATGAACTCCATAGGCGGAAGAATAATGCGTAATTTCAGCATCGTCAAGCCCATCTGTATCCTGCTGATGCTTCTTGGCTATGCGGCCATGGCAAGCGGTCAGGTAGCACGGCAGGGAACTGTGCTCTCAGGCTCAGGGCGTCCCGTGGCAGGAGCCTCGATTTGGGTCTGCACAGGAAACGTCACGGTCACGCTGACGGCGAATCCGCCATGCACGCCTGCGCAGAACATCTACACGGACTATGCGCAGACGCATCTTGTCACGCAGCCTTTGCTCACCGATGGCCTCGGCAATTATCTCTATTACACGGCATCGGGCACGGTGACAGAGGTGGTCACAGGGCCGAACACGCTTGGCTACAGTGCGGTGCTCACGCTCGCGCCGCCCAACGCCGCCATCAAACCAGCGGCGAGCGATGCGTGGTACTACCTCAGTGCATCAGGAAGTGATTCTAACGATTGCAGCCTGTTCAGTGGATGCCTAACCTTAGCGCATATTCTGAGCCTCGTGCCCGCGAACACTGTGGCGCATATCTGGG